AGCATCAAAATCTGAACTCGTCGCCGTTGCGGCCTGGCCCGAAATGCCAGCGGCGGTATTCGCGCTTGTTGTGACTGGCCCTAAAATCCGACGCGGCCCGGTAACGCCATAAAGCACATACGAAACAGCCACCTCATAGGCTGTCACCGGCAAAAGCGCGGTTGCCTCCCAACGTGTTGCGCCCGCTAACGCCTCGCCTGATGTGATCCAGCCCGCATCAGCAGCCTGTCCCGAAACGTACAAACGGTATTCGAACACAATCGCATCAATGGGATTTACCGCTGCGCCGGTTGCTACCAGGGCCGGGGTGACAGACCCGCCTGCCGTAAGGCTGGTTCCGCTGATGGCCCAATCAGAAACGCCCGGCGTCGGCGCAGTCGGCGGCGCGGTGACGCTAGGCGTCGGTGGTGCAACGCCCGTTTGCCCCAACGCAAATGCGTGCTTTGCCGCCGTCTCGCTGCGCGCGATCAATGTAACCGACGCCCCCTCGGCGTCCAGTTCGCGGTTCACGATAACAACCGTCTGCCCGTTCAGGCCGACTTCCGGCAAGTTGACAGCAATCTGATCGCCCGGCTTGTAGCCCATCCAGCGCAATTTTAACGGCAGCGCGATCGGCCCAAACTCGCGAGCATTTTCAATATCGTAGCGCGCAAGTTGTGAGACCTGGGCCAAGTCTTGAACTAGCGGGTATTGCACTTCTTTGGTGCGCAGCCCGCCGTCTGTCGTGACGTGAGCCGCAACGACGATCGGCAGCGCCGGGATAACTTGCCAGCCATGCGCCTCGCTGCGATAGCGCGGAATAATGCGGTTAATGCGGTCGCGTCGCGGCTGCGTTCCGGTAACGCTGGCCTCGCCAATGACATCATTGAGCGTGACCGTCGCCAACGTGACCTTTGGTGCATTGCAGATGCAAGACAGCTTTGCGCCCAGGTGCATCGGCTCACCGCTGCCAGCTTGCAGAATCGCTTTCAAAACGCCCCACTTGCCATCGCTCGAATAGATGACGCCGCCAACCTTCCAGTTATTTGCATCGGCAACATTCGCGCCATCAACAAACGCGGCAACATCAATGCCGACGATGGGAGCGCCGACGCCAAGAATCCGCTGACCGTTCTGGTAGCGGCCAAGCGCGAACGTCAGCGCATGGAGGTAAGGATTTTCACTGTAAACGAACGTCGCTTCGTTTGCCGATCGGCATGAACCGGACCCGCCTGGATAAGTGCTGTCTAGGCGCGGATCATAGACCCGAACGCCGCGCACAACCCAGCCAGGTATTGGGGCGCCCTGGCTGTAAATCTTGCTTTTCAGATCATAGCGCAGCGTCCACATCGCCGCCGCAAAACCCGACAGTTTATTGGATGATCCCCAGCCCGGCGAGGCAGTAGTGGTTTTGCCCGACGAAACAAACAATCCCGCCGTTGATAGCGCGCTGGATTCTGGTGATTGACCGAGCTGCGTATTTTGGAACATCCACGTCGCAAAGCCGCCGCTTGCCGAGCCGCCGGAAAAGTTGACGATCGCCTTGTCGGCGGTGAACGATTCAACGGCATCGATCGGCCCTGCGCCGGATAGAATGACGACGTTGGTTTGCAGATCAGGCAGCGAATATCCGGTGGTGTTATGTGTGCGCCGGTAAATGATGTTGCCGGCATTGAAGGTGCGCCCGATCGCGTAGGGAATCGATGCGTTCGGGTCGGCCTTAAACTGCGTCGCAATTCCGCCCGCGCTCGGTCGCTTTGCGGTCAGGTTGGCTGCTATCGACAGGCCACCCGCGACCATGCTCAACGTCGCCGCGCTGATGCCGCCAACCGTCGCCGCCGTTGCTGCCGTTGCCGCCGTGACTGATGCCGTCGCGATCGCCCCCGCAGTCAGGCCACCCGCCGACGCAGCGGCCCCCGCCGTGCCGATGCCCACCGCCGCCGCGCCGCCTGTGGCAACGACGATCGCCGCCACCGCGACGACAATAGCTGCGACTTTTAGAACCTTGCTCATACGCGCCACGCGGTGATGAACAGCACTGGCTGCAAAACCGTTGCGCCGCCTGGTGCGTCATCGTGATAGCCAAGCACACGGCCATTGCCGAGCGCGATTGCTAGCGCATCAAAACTGTCAGCCGAAGGCATAGCGATAATATCCCCTGCTGCTGCCGACGCTGGCGCAATTCGTTCCAGGCCGTGCTTGTCGAGCGCCTCGCTCAATGATTCGACGCCAAACCGGCGCATTGCCCGTGCTGCGCCCAGCGCGCTCGAATAGCTGCCGGCCTTGGCCATCGCGATCGGGATGCCAAGCGCCCGCAAATGAAAAACCACCATCCGCGCGCAATCCTCGCGGCCCCATGTAAACGGCACATCTTGAAAGCGTGCGACTGTTGCCTGCGTCGCGGCAACGCGGCGCACCATGGCAGGATGTGGGGCTTTCATGCCGGGTTCCCGCTAATCATAATTGACGAATTGATCTGCGCCGAAATTGCCGTTGCCGCCGCTACCGTATGAGATACCCGCTGGTGGAGGCTCAACGCCCCAATAAATATTGCTTTCGACGCCGGTAACATCAAAAAAACCAACCTCTCCGGGCCATACCGATTGATGGAAACCGTCTGCCAGGCGCTGCCCCTCGTCGTCGGAAAATAACCGCTCCATTACCGATACAACTTCGTATTCTAGCGTGCGGCCTTCCTTGCCAGACCGCAGGATCGGCACATCAACTTCGCCAAGAAACACTAGATATGGATCGGGAATAACCAGCCCAGTCGCCGGGTTGATTGCCCCCATGTAAAGCGAGACCAGACTGCCCTGCATTGCGGCGCTGGCCAGTGTTGCCGCTGCCGTATTGTTTGGCGGGATCATGCCAATATTAATTGCTGGCGATTGATCGCCGCTGCCGTCGCTCAAGGCTGAAACAGAGGACAAAGTTCCAAACGACGCATCGATACCGCTGTAAGTAGAGCCGCCAAATGCAACGACGCCGCTGCCGTCGAGCAGGCGGATCGATGCGCCGGGGAGCAGGATTTCGACCGCGCCAAAAACCAGAACTCGGTCGCCGGCTAGGGCGGTGTCAAACCCGGCGGATAGGCTCGTCATGCGGATTCGGCGATTGAAAAGCTGACAGGAACGTAAGCGTCTAGGTCGTGATTCCACGCCATTTCTTGCCCGGCGATCAAGCCTTCAATGACCGGCGACGAAAAATTGCATGGCGAATTGTCTGCTGGTGAAGTGCGCAAAGCCGGGAAGATCGACAGTGCCGCAACGCCGCCGCCCGATGCCGTAACTGCCGCCGTCACCATGTGCAGATAACGCCGACCGCCGGTTAGGATGCTAAAAAACTGGCCAGCCTGGACGGGATAAGATGCGGCAAATGCGTCCACATTTAACGTGGTGCCGGTTTGTGATGCGCCGTTGACCAGCACAGACCCCGGCGTCCCAATCGTCAGGCCCGGTTGTGGCCACGGGTAGGACGCGCCCGCCGATCGCGCCAGCAACAGCGGCACCAGCAACGAGCGCAAGGTCGCGCCCTCTTTGGTGTTTGGAAACTCCACGTCGAGCGCCCAGCGTGAGCCGAGCCGATCAAGCCGCTGTGACACGCCGCCGCCTGGCGGTGTCTGCGTCAGGCCGAAGTCAATGAAACGCGGGGTTGCCTTGGCATAGCCACGCAGCACCGGGATCGCCACAGCAGGCATTACAGCGACCTCCTTGCCGAGCGCGCACGCTGTGCTGCCGCCATCTGTGCGCCGCCCATAGCGCCCGCCTGCGCGGCCCGCTGGCCGGTCGCATCGATGCGACGATAAAGTTCTTCGGTCATGATCGTGCCGCGAAAATCGTTATAGGTGTCGCCGCCGCCGCCGCCGTTTCCGCCGGTCAGAATGCGCGGGGTTTTCTGCATCGGGATGACGCGCGCTTGGCCATTGCCGACGATCAGTTCAGGGCCGTTTTCACCAACGATGCTAACCCGTCCCGATGGTGGAACGCCGCCTTCCGCAAAGCCGAGCAGCTTGGTCACGCCCGATAGAGACGCGCCAAAACTAACGCCCTTGGCGCCGCCGCTCATCAGGTCAAGCAGGCCGCTCTCAATAATAGACGCCGCAGCGCGTTGGAATGTCCTGATCAGCACATCGCCAAGGTTCCCGCCGCTTACGATCGCTTGCGCAAGACCTTGCGAAAGGTCTTGCACCAGGTCGCTGGCAACCCGCCGCGCCTCGTCCAGACCCTGCGAAAGATTGGGCAGGGCCGCGATCATCTCGTCAAGTTTGTCGGTGCTGAACGCCTCTTTTAGCGTTTCAAGCAGAGGCTCGGCCCCTACCTGGGAAACGAGTTTCGCTGTCTCGGCTAGGCTGGCGTTAAACTCGGTCGACATGCCGATCGGCGTGTCGCGCAGATAGGCGGCACGATCGACGGGCTTGGGGCCACTCGCGGTTTTCTTTGTGACGGCAACGTCATCAACTTTAACATCGGGCGCAGGCGGGGGTGGTGCAGCTTTTGCCGCCGGTACAACTGGGTTTGTTACATTATAACGCGCCAACGCAGCTTCGGCCTGACGAAGATCTTTAGCCTTTTGGGCAATGTTGGGCTGCGCTCCCGTCGTCAATGAATCGATGAACCCGCCACCGTCGCGCGCTCTCTCAGCCTTCTGTAAATCAATATATCGCTGGTTGACGCGCTGCTCTAGCAGTGAGCGCATCCCACTATCTGTGCCAGCTAATACCTTGCGGCTGTCGTTCGAACCAATCGCCGACAAGATGCCTTCGGTTTGAGCAATTTGCTTAAACCCGCGCATGAAATTCAGAAGTGTTGAAACCCCACCAGCCGCATTCGCTGCCGCGCTACCCAGCGCCAAAATGGCGTCGGCATTTTCGCCGATCGCTGCCGCAAGCTGCGTCGTGATGACTTGCTTAACCGCCGCGCCTTTGTCGGCCAGCATGTCGAGCTTGTTGATCGTCTCGTCAGATAGCACCAGCCCGGCGCGTTCCGCTGCGTCGGCAAACGCATTCAGCCCCGCAGAGCCGCCCTCCAAAATCGGGATAATGGCCTGCCCGCCCTTGCCAAAGATCGCCACCGCATCCGCAGCTTGCCGCGCCGGGTCGGGTATCTTGGCAATGCCATCGGCAATTTTGCCAAAGATCGCCGCGCTATCCCCATTGGCCAGGTCTTTAGTCGTGACGCCGACATTGGCAAAGGCAGCAACAGCATCTTTGCTGCCCTCGCGTGCCTTGCCCAGATTGATCGTAAACTTGCCGATCGCCTTGTCGGCCTGTTCAACGCTGGCGCCCGATTGCGTCGCGGCAAAGCGGTATTCCTGCAAAAACTTGGTGGTGATGCCAAGCTGCTGCGCCGTCTCGCCGAGCGATGAGGCGTATTCAACCGATCCGGCGATCGCGTCTTTGATACCGCTGCCGACGAAATAGCCCACCGCCAGGCCGATGCCGCTTTTCAACGATGCGCCGATCGACTTGCCTATAGATTCGACACGCTTGTCGAGATCAAGCAGCGACCGCTCACTCTTGCGCGAAAAGTCATCAACGCTGCTGGTCGCATCATTAAGAGACCTGCGGAGCAATTCCGTAGACGCATCGATCGACAACAGAAGCTGCGCAACGTCGGTGGTTCTGGATGCCATAGCCACCTCCAATAAAAAACCCGCCGGTTAAGGCGGGTGAATGCAGTTTGTTTTCTAGCGGGCGGGCTAAGTCGGATCACGCCAAGCGCGAGCGCCAAAATAGCAGATGATGCCGATGATGCCGGCAACAAATGCGCCGCCAAATGCAATGGCGATGCCGGCCATGTGAACGATCGAAAGACCGAAGCCAAAACCGAATATCACGGCAAGCAACCACAACGTGCCGATTGCCGCCAATGCTCCCGCCAGACCAAAGAAAAAACGCTGAAATGCCATGCTAGACATTACCAGCACTTTCTGTGCGGCGCTAGGTTGCATTTGCCTTAGCGGCCCGGCGTTCCAGATATTCGTAACAGGTCCAGAACTCGTGCGGCGTTGCCTGCCAAAACTGATCGGCAGACCAGCCCATTTCGGCCATTGCAACCGATGCCAGGCGACGGAACAAAGGGCGCTCGTCTAGGTCTTCGTCTCCGTCGCCTTGCGCTCCCCCGATGGGGTATAGGCTCCCGATGCGGCACCAGATAGGACGGCGCCTATAATGGCCCCGATCTGATAAGAGCCGGCGTCGAATATCAGACCGCCAACGCCCGCCACGTTAAACGCTGCCATTGCGTGATCTTCGGTGGCGCGGCCATGCGCCTTGATCAACTCGGTCGCGACGATCGCCGTCTTGGCCAGCGGCATCGTGAACGACAGACCCGCTTGAGCCAGGCTTACAAGCGTGTCGTCAGTCAACCGCTCAATCTCAACAATGGCTTCGTATGAAGGGCGCAGCGTATACGCCACGCCCTCCAATTCGATCGTCACCTCGCCGCGTAAAGCGTTCGCGGGTTTAGTTGTCATCTTACGACAGCAGATCGATGGTCGGAGCCGATGCCAGCGCCAGCTTGAGCGTGTATTTTACCGGCTCATTTTGGGCATAGGTGGGGCTGAAATCCACGATATGGCAAAGACCTTCAAAGATAGAATCGCCGGTCACGCCAGCAGCGCCATTCTTGCGAATCTGAAACTTCCAAGGCACCTGGGCCTTATATTTCGTATCGACAAAGGTGAAGCCCGCCGCATCGGGAAGATCGGCGACGCCGGAAAGATCAACCTGGTAATTGAAGTTGCCCGCTGCCGACGTGAGGTACGGAGTGTCGTCTTTGGTGCTGGTATCAATCGTGCTGGCACTGCGCGGCGTACTCATCGATTGCTGACCTTTGATGATCGCGTAAGTTCCAGGAACGGCGGTTTCCACCCAAAGGCGGTATGCATTGCCGAGCAGTTTTGCCATGATGGCCTCCATAAAAAAGCCCGCCGGTTAGGGCGGGCTGGTTGGGTGAAATTGCCGAAAAATCAGTCAGCAGGCTGGGCGAATACCAAAAAGCGTTGTTCGCCAATTAGGGCCAGGCCGTCGTCGCCAAGGCGATCATCAGACCCAAGAAAAACAGGGCGGGACAGTACCGCGCCGGTAAACGTGAGAGAGACATTTTCAAGCGCCGTTTGAATTTCTAACATCAACGCAAACAACGACTTTTTTGATGCGCCCGAAACGATCGAAGCAATGCGGACCTCAAACCGTTCAAGCCCTTCGACTTCAACAGTTCCAACCGCATCGGCAATAATCACAACCGGCGGCTGCGTTCCCTCTGGCGCGATCGCGTAAACGGTGGCGAGCGTTACACCCGCAGCGAGGCGCGCATAGACCGCCGTATGGACAGCATCGGACAGGCTAATCATTGCCGCCGGCTCCCCTTGATGCGTGGGCTAAAACTTTTTCAAAGGCAAGTTTAAGTCTGCCGCGCATCGTTTCGCGGATCGACTTGTTCGGCGCAAAGATGGTCCGATGCGGTAAGATGCGCGGGACTCGCATTGTGTAGGTTGCCGAAATCACGCTGCGTTTTCGACGGTCAAAGAAACTGCGCTCAACGCCGCTGCTATCCGTGTAGGTCTTGGCCACACGGCGCTTGATTTGCACGTCTTGCGCCTTGCGACCGAACTCAAGGATGCGAGCGTAAAACAGGTGGCGGTTGAGTTTCTTACCGAGCAGGCCAACGCGCAACCGCAGCGTGTTGGGATAAACCTTGTATGATAGCGCGCCCCTGAGAGCGCCGGTT